GAGCAGTGGTCGGTCTTTACAGAAACTGGGAGGACGGCGATGATTCATTCACTAAACTTGACTGGCTCATTGAGTTTAAGTTCATTCCTTGGCGTGGCGCCTATGCTATTGGTCTTCCTCATCTCATTGGTGGTCTTTCTGCTGCTCTTACTGGCGCATTGCGTGCTTTATTGGATTCTGCACACATTAATACAGCGCCTACCATGCTCAAGCTTAAAGGAGCAAAAATCAGTGGGCAAACCACAGTAATTGAGCCTACACAAGTATCTGAAATTGAGGGAGCTCCCGGTGTTGATGATGTTCGTAAAATTGCAATGCCTGTTCCTTTTAACCCTCCTAGTCCTGTACTTTTTGAACTTCTTGGTTGGTTGACAAATGCTGCTAAAGGTGTAGTGACTACATCGGAAGAAAAAGTAGCTGATATTACATCAAATGCTCCTGTCGGAACGACACAAGCTTTGATAGAACAAGGAGCTGCTGTATTTAGTTCCATTCATAGTAGACTGCATGATTCACAGCGTCGAGTCTTTAGAGTCTTGACTCGTTTAAATAGATGGTATTTAGATGAGCAAAGAAAGAGTGAAGTTGTAGCTGATTTAGAAGTGACACAAGATGACTTTATTACTAACTCTGATGTGATACCAGTCAGTGACCCACACATTTTTGCCGAATCACAACGCTATGCTCAAATCCAAACACTTTCTCAACGTGCTGCGGCTAACCCTGATCTGTATAATCGTTTGGAAGTTGAAAAACGTATTCTTAAACAGATAAAACTGCCTGATATTAATGGTGTTCTACCTGATCCGCATGAAGTGGAAGACATGAATCCTGCATTAGAAAATGTAGCAATGACATTAGGAAAACCTGTTGGTGCATTCCCTGATCAAGATCATTTGGCTCATATGTTATCGCACTTACAATATGATCAAGACCCAATTTTCGGTTCTAATCCAATAGTTGCCCCTGTCTTTAAGCCAGCTTTGCTAGAGCATTTAAAGCAGCATTTAACACTATGGTATTTAAAACAAACACAAGCTTATACATCAGATGCATTAGGTGAACCGTTTGACATCTTTAAAGTACAACCACATATTGTTGAAGCTCAGAAGTTGGTTGCAGGTGCTCTTGGTCATGTGCATCAAGACTCTAAACAAATGCTTGCAGAAGTTGGTCAGGCAATTGCACAAATTGTACAAACTGTTCAACAAATTCGTCAAAGTCAAGTTCAGATTGATCCTACTGTTCAGGCTGAAATGCAGGCAATGCAACAAACTGCTAAGATGCAGACTGATCAGAAAGCACAAGAAGCACAGCTTAAAGCGCAACTTGAACAAGCTAAACTTGTACAACATAGTCAGTTAACACAGCAACAAATGGCACAGAACATGGAAAAAGATCGAGCCAAGCTTCAGTCATCATTTGTTGAAAATACACAGAATAATTTAGTCAATAAAGAGATTAAATTTGCAGAAATGGACATTGACAGCCGTAAGGTTGAAGCTGAAATGGCAAGAACTGTTCAAGAAGCACAGCAGAAGTACCAACACCAACCGAAGGAGAGTTAGAATGTCTGAAGCAATTAATATGCATAAGCGCATCGCCATGGGTGGCGAAAGTGAAGCAAACCACTTAAAAAAAGGTGGAAAAGTAAAGAAGTATGCTAAAGGTGGTAAGGTTTATCCTGAGTCACATCAGCCTGACAACATGCTAATTGGTGCATACCCTGAAAAAGGTATTGCTAATTTGCCTGCAAAAGGAAATAAGCCAAAACTGACCAAGCCAGTTCCTCATTCAGTTGCAACACTGAAAAAAGGTGGTCATGTAGCACACAAGCCTCTAAAGAAAGCAGCAGGTAGAGGGCGCTAATGAACTTTGTTAGCTCCTTTATAACGCTAATTGAACAACGTAAATTAGAAGTTGCTCAAGCCATGGTAGATGGCAATGTAGTCAACTTTGAAACTTATCAGCGTTTAGTTGGTCAACACCAAGGATTGGAAGAATCTTTGAATATTTTAAATAACCTATTAGAGGAGCAAAATCGAGATGTCGAACATTGACATTGAGCAAACGCTTGCAGAAGCGTTTCCTGTTGTCGACCCACTTATGGCGCCGTACGGTGCTCGTGTTCTTATTCAATTAAGAGCGGTCAAAGAGAAGGTCACATCAGCTGGTATCTACATTCCAGAAGACACAAAAGAAACGGAGAAGTGGAACACAATGATCGGTAAAGTCATTGCACTAGGCCCTTTGGCGTTTAAAAATCGTGAAACTATGCAACCATGGGCAGAAGGTGTCTGGGCTGCTGTTGGCGATTTTGTACGTGTTCCTAAATGGGGTGGAGATAGATGGGAAATTGATTTTAATGATGACAAAGGTACACAAGGAAGAGCATTATTTACTTTCTTTAATGACCATGAACTCATTGGTAAAGTCACCGGCGATCCACGTGAAATTAAAGCATTCATCTAAGTTTTGAAAGGAAAACTGTTATGAATTCAACTGAAAAAGCAGATATGCAAGTAGAAGAGTCGCAAGACGGGGGTGCTATTGTAGCTTTACCTGAAGGCGAAATTAGTCCACAGCATGAAGAAGCACAAGAAGAATCAGTTCAAGCAAGTGAAAACTCACAAGAAGACGGTGAGCCAACTACACAAACTGAACAAGAAACTGATGCAGATGAAGAAGAATTACGTCAAGTCCGTCGTGAAGAGCGAAGACTTAAACGTAAAATGCATCAATCAAAAGCCAAAGAATCAGTTCATCTGATTTCGGCACTTAAAAAGCAGAATCAAGAATTAGCAGAACGATTAGCCGCGGTTGAAAAGAAGACCTCAGGCGCAGAATTAGCTAGAATCGATAAAGCAATCGAGGACTCTGGCGTTCAAGTCGAATATGCTAAGATGAAGATGCGTGAGGCTGTAGGTCAATCTGACGGTGACGGAGTGGCAAAAGCAGAAGAAATGCTATATGAAGCCCGTCGTAAATTAGAATCATTACAAAGTATTAAGAATAATGCTACTAAACAGATTAATCAACAGAAGCCTAATATTCAAGTTCCTGATCCTCAAGTACAACGTTTAGCAGCAGACTGGATGGAAGACAACCCATGGTATGACCCTAACGGTCGAAATGAAGAGTCTCAGATTGCCCAGATGATTGATAAGCGGCTGACTGATGAAGGATTTGACCCAACAACAGAAGATTATTGGGAAGAACTCGACGGACGGCTCAAAAAATATTTACCTGAGAAATATAATATGAGCTATAATAAGCCCAATAATTCCACACAAAGACCGCGATCTGTCATGACTAGTTCGGGAAGAGAAACAACGGCAACAACGAAAGCGAATGAGTTTCGCTTAAGTCCCGACCGTGTGGCTGCGATTAAAGAAGCAGGTGCATGGGATAATCCTGAAGCCCGTAAGCGAATGATTAGTAAATTCGCTGAATGGGATCGTCAAAACAAGAATAGAGGTTAATTATGGATAACAGATTAAAGAAAAACTTAAGCACTGGTAGAACAGATAGACATCATGATTCAGTTCGTGCAGCTGCAGAAGATTCATTAGCATCATCACAGGAACGTCGTAGAATGTTCCGCTCGGAATTTACGCAAGAGTCACTTCCGACCCCGCCAGAAATTCCTGGCTTTCATCCATGCTGGTTATCAACAACAAACCAGTACGATCCCATTCACAAACGCATGCGCTTAGGTTATGTGCCAGTGAAAGCCGAGGAAGTACCCGGCTTTGAAAACTATCGAGTCAAATCAGGCGAGCATGAAGGTTTTGTAGCAGTTAACGAAATGTTGCTCTTTAAGCTTCCTAATGACATTTATCAAGAGATGATGTCAGAACTCCATCACTATGCACCGATGGATGAGCAAGAGAAGATTAAAGTGCAACAAGATCAACTACTCAATGCAAAAGACAGTGACGGGAAACGTATTGGCCAAATTGAAGGTGACGGCATGAAATTCGACCAAACAAGAGATGTACCCCTCTTTTAAGGAGTTTTTATGTCAGCAACGTCAGCTCCGTTTGGTTTGCGTCCTGCATTCTTCCCAACAGGTTTGGAAAGAGCACAGGTCCTTGCCAACGGTATTCCATCAGGATATAACTCAAATATCCTGAAAGGACAACCTGTGTCTTATGGTCAATCCGCTAACAGCGGCACCACTGGTCAGATTGTTCCTACTCAAGCCCCAGCTAGCAACGCGTCAACAACTTTATCAGCACAATACACTGTAACTGGTTCATTCCAAGGTGTAGAGTTTACTGATACTACAGGTCGTCGCCGTGTGTCCAATTATTGGCCAGCTGGTACTACAACTTTTGCTAATTCAACCACCAATGCGTATTTCTATAACGACCTCAACATCGTTTATGAAATCCAAGCTGATGGTTCAATGGCTCAGACTAGTAT